CCCTTCATCTAATGCGTTCAAATGCCAAAGGTAAAGGCTCAAAAAAAGCTGTCCAGCATAACCTCTATAATATCCAACATGCTCAGTGGAACCCTCTTATGACTGCCATGACTGGGCGTGAGTGTTTGATGTCCCATATTCTCACATGGGGCAATGGTTACGCTGAGATCGTACGCAACAACTACGGCGACATAATTCAGTTGTGGCCAATCCCTCCAAACCGTGTAACGCCAGAAATGGAAGATGATAAGATTGTTTATATCATTCATATGACTGATGGCACAGATATTAAACTGCCAAGAGAACAGGTTCTACACATTCCGGGTCTTGGATTTGATGGTTTTATGGGATATTCGCCGATTGCAATGGCCAGAAAGTCAATAGGACTTGGTATGGCTATGGAAACCTTTGGCAGCCGGTATTTTGGCGAAGGCACACATCCAAGCGCAGTTGTCACACACCCCAACCAAGTTAAAGATCCGAAAAAAATGCGTGAGGCCCTAAGTTCTGTGTACTCAGGGTTAGGCAATACTCATCAGTTGATGCTACTTGAAGAGGGCATGAAGATTGAAAAAGTAGGCATCCCACCGGAAGATTCACAATTTATCGATTCAAGAAAATTTCAGATAACCGATGTGGCCCGTTGGTACAATTTGCCCGTACACAAGCTTAAAGAAATGACCAAAAGTTCATTTAATAATATCGAGTCAGAGCAGGCATCGTTTGTGACTGATTCTATTCTCCCCTGGCTGGTTCGCCATGAACAAAACTATCATATCCAACTACTTTCTCCTTCTGAGCAGAAACAAGGGTTTTATTTTAAGCACGTTATAGAGGGACTTCTCAGAGCCAATGCAAAAGACCGGGCCGAGTTTTATGCAAAGATGTGGGGGTCCGGATTCATGACACAGAATGAGGTAAGGGGAAAGGAAGACTTGAACCCAGATGACAATCCATTGGCAGATGAGCTTTTTGTCATGGCTAACATGATTCCGTTGAATAAAATTGATGAGTTTATGGCTAAAAATCAGGGGCCGGTAAGTTTACCGCAAGAAATTGAGCCAAAAGAACCAGAAACGAAACCGATTACAGACGAAAGAATGGGTAATCTTAAAATTCTAAGGGCAAAAAAATAATGGAGGCCGAAGATGCTGACAGTTAGGAAGATGGCTGCAAGAGCTATTTATAACAAGAGCGATATTCAGGATAAAACAAAAGAGGCTACGGTCTATCTGTACGGCGATATTGGCGGATGGTTTGGCATGGATCATCTTGAGTGGGTTAAGGATTTTAATAGCTTAAAGGCAGATACCATTCATTTGAGAGTTGATTCAAGTGGGGGCGATGTATTTGCTGCCAGGGCTATGAAGACAGCAGTTATGCAGCATAAAGCCCATGTAATAGCACATATTGACGGCATTGCGGCTTCTGCAGCTAGTTTTTTCGTTACAGGTGCTGATGAAATTGAGATAGTCGAGGGCGGGTTTTTAATGATTCATAATGCCTTAAGCTTCTTGGATATTTTCGGGTATTTCAATATGGAAGACCTAGACAAGCTTTTTAGTGACTTGGAAAAAGAGAAAAATATCCAGTCTAAAATTAACGAATCCATTATTAATGATTATGCCAAGCGAACAGGCAAAGATGAGAAAGAAATAGTTGATTGGATGAATGGCGAGACATGGTTTACGGCAAAAGAAGCACTGGAAAACAACTTTGTTGATCGTATATACGACGGTGAGCCGGTAGAGGGTAGCTATGATCTATCAGTATTTGCTCATGTGCCTGAATCATTAAGGAAAAAGAACCAGAAACTATCTAAACGAACATTGGAAAAAATTCTGCGGGACGCAGGAGTACCAAATAAAGAGGCCAAGAAGATTCTTTCGGAGGGATTTATAGACGATCTTCGGGACGAAGGTTTGACTGATAAACTTTCTGATAAGGCAACAAACCAGCCAGATGACCAGCGGGACGCTGACGTTATCGACCAACGGGACGTTGATGTGGTTGAGCCAAAGAAAAAGGATCGTATGGCAGACCTATTAACCAGGGCTGAAGTGGTAGCCCCATCTTAAACTTAACTTACCAGGAGGTACAATAGTATGAAAACAATTAGTCAATATAAAGAAGATGTCAAGGCTTTGATGAAAAAGGCCTCAGATATTGACGCCAAGTGTATCAATGAAAACCGTGATCCAGTAGAAGCCGAATTAACTCTTACAAATGAGATATTGGATACTGTAAAGGAATACCAGGCCATTATCGTAACAATGGAACGCCAGGAACGCATTAAGGGCGAATTGGAAACTCCTGGGCCTGTTCTGACCAAGCCGGGTCCACAAAAGAAAAGTGATCGTATCGAGGTTAGGGATAAGGACAAATTCTCAAGCTTTGGCGCTCAGATGTCAGCTATTATGATTGCTGCAACTCCTGGGGGTTCGGTTGACCCTCGGCTGCGTATTCAGGCGGCTGCGACTGGTCTCGGTGAGACCGTAAGTTCAGATGGTGGATTTCTGGTACAACAGGATTTCTCCAATGAGCTTTTAAAGCAAGTTTTTGAGACCGGCATTCTGGCTTCAAGGTGTCGCAGAATTCCAATAAGCGGAAACTCCAATGGAATCAAGATACCTGGTGTTGATGAAACCAGCCGAGCGAGTACAAGGTCTGGAGGCGTTTTGGCCTACTGGAAAGACGAAGCGGCTGCAAAGGTTGCGAGTAAGCCTAAATTCCGCATGATCGAATTGAGTCTCAAAAAGTTGATCGGTCTTTGCTATGCTACTGATGAGCTTTTAGCTGACGCAACGGCATTAGAGGGATATATCAAGCAGTCATTTGTTGACGAATTTGGTTTCCAGATTGACGATGCTATTATCAACGGATCAGGAGCTGGTATGCCTTTAGGTTTTATGAATGCCGGTTGTCTGGTAAGTGTAGCCAAGGAAACGGGTCAAGCAAAAGAAACTGTGGTGGCTGAAAATGTCATCAATATGTATTCCAGGATTTTCGCTACGAGTAGGCCAAATGCTGTATGGCTAATTAATCAGAATATTGAACCACAGCTTTTCACTATGAGCCTATCTGTTGGCACTGGCGGAATTCCGATTTATATGCCAGCCGGTGGATTGAGTGGACAGCCTTACGGTACTCTTTTCGGTAGACCAGTTATTGCCGTCGAGCAGGCTGCGACCCTTGGAACCGTTGGAGATATTGCATTTGTGGACCTCGGGAACGGTTATGTGTTGGCTGAAAAGGGTGGGATTCAGAGCGATATGAGTATTCATGTCCAATTCCTCGCGGACGAATCAGTTTTCCGTTTTGTGCTCCGTGTAGATGGGCAACCCGTGAGGGCTTCAGCACTTACACCTTACAAGGGTGGGTCGAGCTTTACTCAGTCGCATTTCATTGCCCTTGCAGAACGTGCATAAAGTGTCGTAAATGCGTAGTTTGACTTGATATTAAACCGCCTCTTTGCTGTAAAGGGGGCGGTTAACCAAAATACTTTAACGATTTAATGGAGGTAACGAAAATGTCACATACGATAATGACCCCAGAAAGGTTTCCATTAATAATGGCGCATGAGCCGGTATTGTCTGACGCTATAGATGATGGCAGTAATGCTGTCTGCTTGAAAGGTGCTGCCGGATGCTTGATTGTTGTGATCGAAAATCAGGCAGGTGGGACTACTGACTTAAAAGTTTCTGTTCATGAAGGTGCGACGGCTGCTATTGCAGAAGCGGGAACACATGAGATGACTGCAACTTTTCCGATTTGGTCAACCTTAGCACCGCTAACCACTGATGTAATGACAAAACGAACAGATGCAGCAACTTATACTATAGATGCTGCAGCGCAGACCCATGCCTTGGTTGCTATATATGTTTCAGCGTCACAGTTGACGGCTACCTATGATTGGATTGCTGCGGGAACATCGCTTGGGGATGGTTCTAATTATGCGACTATCCTATATATTTTGGATAAGTCAAGATACCAACCGTCTCCATCGGTAATATAATATAAACCGATAAATTATGGCGGGCTGAAATATGCCCGCTTTATAACCAGGAGGTTTTTTATTGTGACACACTATAACCAATCAAATACTGAAAGGATTGGGGATGTCAACCGTGGACTTTTGGTTGAAACCGGCGACTTGTTAGGTACGTCGTATCTAAAACAGGAACAAGTCAATCTTTTCACTGTCTATAACCGTATTATTGTTCATGCCCTTTGGGGCGAGGTTGTGCTTAATGATTTAGCCGGATCAGGTTGTTTGCATCAATTCAACTGGACCTGTACGATTCCGGTAGTCACGGTTCAGCCACTTTGTGCTGTTTCAACTGACATTGATGGCCTGGTGGTCGGGCATCGGATGACATGCCCCGGAGATGATAGCACGACAGCCTGTGCAATAACAGCTTCCGAGGGAATTTCGTATTGGCCCTTGCAACCGATGATAATCGGTAATCGTGAATCTACTGCTGGCGTTACAAGCTACGGAGTTATCGGCGAATTGACTACGACTGTGAGCTTGACTGGAGGGTCGGTAAGATATGCAGTTTTATATACCCCACTTGACGATGACGCATATGTCGAAGCGTTACTATAAAAGGAGGGCTAATCAAAATGGCTCAAAATTTTAACAAAAGTACTCGTAAGAGACTACGAGACATGAAATCTGGAATGCTCGTTGAAACCAATGTTTTGCTCGGCACGGCTTATCTGGCCGCCGCACAGGTTGAGCTTTTCACGGTTTATAATCGAATTGCTGTCCTTGGCCTGTGGTTTGAAGTCACGACACTATGGGCAGGGGCGACACTATTGAAATTTACATGGACATCTTCAGAGCCGGTAATTGTGCTTGCAGACATTTCGGCTGATACTGGTAGCATGGCCGGTTTTGTTGCAGGCGCCAGGGCTTATGTGGTCGGGACAGCCGTTGCAACCGCGACAAATACTGAGGAATCCGCTGGTATAACACCTTATGATACCGTTCCCCTGATACTTGGGAATGCTCCTACCCTGGCAGGCGTGACAAGCGTAGGGACAATCGGAGAGCTTACTTCTACGGCAGGAACAGGTGTATCGGCTGGTAGATTCGGGCTTCTATACGCTCCGATTGACCAGGACGCCCATGTAGAAGCATTGTTGTAAGGAGGGTTGCCATGACCGTATATAGTCGGGCAAGTCGATGTCGGCGGGGCAATCGGTATTCAATCCACTACTGCGTCATTTAATTCAGGGGCAGCAAAGTTTTCTGTCTGGTATGTTCCTCTTGACGAAGGTGCTTATGTAGTAGCGGTATAAAAAAGAATAATATTATGGCGGTTTGAAATATAGCCGCCATAATTTAACAAGGAGTAAACTATGGCAGTCGCACTTATCTCTACTATACAGCGGTTTTCTGGTCTTTCGACGGACACAAAGCCCACCGGAGTCCGTGTCGGCTGTACGTTTTGGGAATATGACACCAATGCTGAATATGTTACCTACGATGGAACGAATTGGATGGTCAAGGAAATTAAAAGTATTATAATTCCTACAACAGTTGACCTTAATCAAGTTGCAGGAGATTATGACCTTTATACGGCAACTGGCGGAACGGTGTATGTCGAGAACCTTACAATAACGCTCCCTAATGTGAACTGCGCGGATGACGCGACTATATCTTCAATATCCATTCAATCAGATATGGCAACGCCAGATGTTGTTTTATCGGCAACAGCAGGGGCTAAAGCGAATTTGACGGCGCTTGCATCGTTTACTTATTCAAGTCCTCCATTTGCTCTTACTGTTGGGAAAAAGATTCAGTTGACTATTGCAGGTGGTGCATCAGATGCAGCCACGGTTTGTACCGTCGATTGTAGATACCAGGCGGTAACTCCGGCAGCATATCTGGCCTAAATTAACGGGGCTATCCTACAAGATGGCCCCTAAATATTATAAAATGAGAAAGACTATGAACACTGTAATCAGACTTTTCCATCATAATTTTGGAAAAGGTAGTCGTATAATTCAGCAATGGGTATTGCTGGCTAAACGACTTTATCCCCAGCAGAAGCCCGGTCCTATTGGTATTAGTGCCGGTCCTATTTTCAGACCAATATTTAGTGAAGAGGTAAGTAATGGGGCAAAAATTAATAACAAGATCGGTGACGAGCGAGAATCAGTTTACTGATCCTGCGGAGATAGTTGGTTATTTTAATGTGTCTATTTCCGGTACTTGGGAAGCGGCTATAACTTGCCAGCGGTCATTTGATAAAGGCTCGACCTTTTTTGACGTAAAGCAATGGAGTTCGGTAGTTCAGGAATATGGGTTTGAGCCAGAAAGAGGCGTCCAATATCGCATTGGTGTGAAATCTGGAGATTATGTAAACGGAACCGTTGTTTTACGATTGAGCCAATGACACATATATTCAATGAGCAGACGAAAGTTGATGGAGTTGTTGATCTTGGTGCAGGCGTTGGAACTGGAGAAGTTACCGAGGCTGGACTGTTTAATGTAGTTACCCAGAATACTACTGACTTGATTCTCTATGACGATTTTTCGGTGGTCAATAAAGCGGTTGGCGACAGTTTAGCCGTAACATGGACCTTAACTTTTAGCTAATAGGTGGCTAAATGAGCGAGAAACTACAAGGCGGAGTTTTGGCTGGTAGTGCTGACCTTAGTATGCCGGTTATTCTTCGAAGCACAACAGACAATACCACTGTAACAGGTAAAGCCTTTGGTGACGTCACGGCCTCATATTGGCGGCAGGGCGGTATCCGGGTTGATGTTCCTGCGATTACTTTGGCGGCGGTAAACTCCACTCACGCAGATGGCGGGTTTAAGGAAATCGACTCAACCAATATGCCAGGAGTTTATCGCTTTGATTTACCTGATGCAGCTATAGCAACTGGGGCCGATTGGGTTGTTGT